ACGCTGCAGTACCGTAGTTAGGTTTGATGTATGCATCTGAAGCACCTGTCATCACTGCGCCACCTACTAGAGCACCGTTACATGCGACTGCTTTAGTTGTAGCGTTCAATGCTGTAAGTGCAATGGTTGCATCAATACCATCGGCATCAATAGCAGAACCTGCAGAGTCATACGCACCGATTGTCAAGGTTGCTGAACCGCCTGAAGTAAAGGCTGTTGTTACCAACAGGTGAGCACCTGTAATGTAAGAGTTTGCAGGAATAACTGGGTCATTCGCTACAGGTGTTGCAGCAGAAGAGCCTAGCTCAGTCGCATCTGCAATATCAATTACAAGTGTTTTTACTTCTGAAACAGCGGTGTTACCTGCATCAACTGCAGCACCCTGATCATTGTTAGTTAGAACACGAAGTCCGTCTGCGTTATTGTAAGACATGTATCTTTCCCCTTATCTTAATTAGACGTTAGTTTTCGATACAACACGAACCATGTTCTCTGGACGGTACAACTTGACACCGTAACGAGCAGTTGTAACAAACTCATCACGTTGGAAGTCTTTGTTGTATTCGTAGTCCACTTCTGGCATCTGACGCCATGCACCCACGAATGGGTTAGCAGTCTGATCCGCAGAGAAGAACAAGTTAGCTTTACCGTTTACAGATGAGAAGTCTACGTTTGCATTTGCAGCAGTAGGCAACGCACCATCAGTAACGTCAGCTAGGTAGTTAGATGTGTATACATCGAATCCGTATACGTTTGCAACGAACTGCATACCAGATGCAATACCATCACGAACAAGACCTTCGAAACGTGGGTTGTTTGACACGTTAGCAATGTTCTGTAGAGTATTCAATGTATACTCTGCTGATGGGTCAACGATAGCAACAAGGTTACGATCAGGAACATTTGCTTTTTTCAATACGTGACGAGCACGTGCAAAGTCTTCCACAGTAATAACTGCGCCTGTACCACCTGCTGCCCAACGGTGCTCAACTCCATCAATAGTCTCGTTAGAGTTTGCTGAAACACCTGCTTCTGGAGCAGCCATAGTTGTTGTTTCGAAGTGCGCCATGATAGCACGTTCTTGTTCAGGAACAAAACGAGAAACCATTTCGTTCATGTAGAACATGTCTTGTTTAGCTTTCTTAGTGATATAAGTAGCTGATGATAGATACTTGTCAACACTAAATGTGAACTGACCTGTATCTAGTGGACGGTACTGAACCGCTGTATCTTCAGCGTAGTTGTCCACTTGCGCTTGACCGATTGATGGAATCTTGAATGTGTCACCATCTGGGAAACCTTCAAGCATACGCACGTAGCGTTGTGCCATCATCTCGTCACGTAGAATCTCTTTTAGCTCGCCCGACCATACCTCTGCACGAGTTAAGAGAGAAACATTACCAGTTGTCATAGACATACTGACTCTCCTTATTTAAAGTTGTGATTAAATACCGAACCTATTACCAAGGCGTTGACGATCTTCCATCATCTGTTGTTGTACCTTTGGTGTGTAGTATAGGTTACGATTCTCACGGCGAAGCTTCTGATAGTAATTAAAATCACGCTCACCGCCAGTTGTTGTCCCTACAGACTCTGTGCGAACTGACCCTTGAGTTATTGGCTTAAAGGTCTGTTGCTTCTCTCCTAGCAAAGCAAAGAAAGCAGAGGGAGATTCAGATGCAAGTTCCTGCATACGCTCCATACTAATTCCAAGTTCTTGCGACTTGTTAACGAGTACGTTACGTGCTTCTGTTCCGTAGATTTCTTCAAGTGTTACATCCACCTGACGAATGTTCTCCTGAACAGTAGCTTGCTTCTCACGTTCTGTAAGAGTTTTTTCAACAAGGCTTTTTAAATCATCTTCACTCACTGCGAGGTTGGTGTTACCTTCAGTATTCGTGCCACCGTTATTATTGTTATTGGACTCTAGAGGATTTTCGTTGGTGGGTGCCGAAGCCTTTGTCTCTAGTTGTTGTAACAACTGGGCCGCATAGTCTTGCTTAGATAAATCTTCTCGCATATTTGCAAGTTGATCCTCAAGGTTCTTGATATAGGCATCAGCCTCAAGTTTACCTTTAGCAAGTACTTCGGGGTCTTTCCAGTTCTCACCACGTGTCTCTACGAGCTTCTGCAAGTAAGATTCCTGTGGTGAGGTTTCTTGTTGCGTAGTCTCGGTTTGTGTCTGAGTCTCCTGTGGTTGGGTGGCTACAGACTTGTCTTCATCAAAAACTGACATTATTCTTTATGATCCTTACGGTTGAGGTCTATTAGTCTTAGCAGATCATCTAGAGCAGCATTGTACTCATTCACTGCTATTTGTTTTTCAGCCCATCCTGGGCCATAGTCACGAACAGATTCTTTCTTGTATAGAGTCTGTTCGATAACATCTTGCAAGTCATCAAAGGCATTCTTGTAGTACAATACTTCTTCGATGCGCTTGACTTTTTCCTCACCCCTTAGACCTTTTGTCCAAGCTGAGTGCATTACTTTTTCTTAACCATATTCATAAGCATAGAAGAAGCTTTTTTCTTTTGTTTAGATGCTCTACTAGTGCTGTTATTTCCAATCGTATTGTCGTTTGTCATCTTACGTCCAATACGCTTTGATGCACGGTTTTGTGCTTGCTTTTGTTTCTTGTACGGTTGTCCTTTTGCTGGCATGATAAACTCCTTATAACATTCCCATCTCTGCAGACTCCATCAGCCGTTGTTCGTTAGCTGCCTGTAAGTCTTGAGCCGTAGATTGTGTTTCCATTTGTTCAGACACTGCTACATTTTCAGAGTACAATGTAGGCTCACCTAATTCGTATGCAATGATACGAGCTAGTTCTTTACCTGACAAGTGTGGTGCAACAGTAGGGTCTTGTGCTTTTACTGCTGCCATCTGTATCAGGTTCTGCAATCTACGAGCACGTTCAGCAAAGTGTCTTGCACCCACTGGAACAATCTTACCTGTAGATGTAAGGTCTTCTCTAGTAATCTCAAGAAACTTAGAGAAGCCACGTTCATCGTCTAGTATTCGAATGGTATCTGCTCTATTCATATAACGACGAGCGTTCTCAAGCATAGTATTCAAGATAGGTTCTAGGAATGTACGCTCGAAGTGTGCAGCCTTATGTTCAAAGATACGAGATGCAGAGTTCTGTAGTGTCTGTACTTCGAATGCAGTCTTCTCACCTGGGGTACGGATACCCATAGCTTGACGAGGAGCACCTGCCATCTCTTCCATCTTATTCTCTAAGACTTGTATTTGCATGTCTGCATTTAGCGCAGTAGCATCAGGAGCCATGTAGCCTACATCACCTTCTTCGCCCATGTATATACGAGCACCAGGTTCGAAGTCGAAGTCCTCTACGTCACCTTTGACTTTCAAGATAGGGTAAGCGATCTGATCAAACACATCTGCTTTCAAGTTCTCTAGATGATCAATGCGGTACTGCATACCTACAAGGTTATCTAGTGGACCCATTGCGTATAGGTTATCAGGACGATTACGCCAACCACTATGGAAGATAGGAGGCTTGCCCATCCATGATGGATTCTCTTGGTTGTCTAATACGTGAGCACGGTCTACAATAGTAATCACACGGTCTGACATTAACTCACCAGACTCTTGATCGTAGATGTCACCGTAGAACGTCATAATCTCTACGTAGTCTGATTCGTAGTACTGCTCAATGCTAGTGAAACCATCAGCAATAAAACCTTCAGCCTTTTCGAAATGACCATCTGTGCCTCGTACATTCTTACGAGCAGACATCATCTTTTCGAATACACCTTTCAAGTAATCATTACGAGGGTCTGCATCAATCATACGCTTAATCTCACCAAGAGACTTGATGCTCTTAATGATCTTAGGCGAGTCTTCGAATGATGCTGCTGTTGGATTAAAACAAATATCGTAGGGAGATATACGTACTACTTTAGGACCAGTGTACTTAGGAATAACCTCACCGTCTTCTTTAGTAGAGTATCCTTCATTCCACTCTACCATAGCAAAACAGTTACCGTACAGAATCCAATCCTGAATCAAGTCTGATGTAGTATTTACAAAACCTGACTGACGTACTTTGTTTTCCATGTACGCTTGGATTACTTGACGTTTCTCTTTACGATTAGCGTCACGTGTATCTGCTTCCCACTTCATCCACTTCTGTTGTGGAAACAACGTAGCGAAGTAGTTAGCGTGTAGGTTATCTGCGATCTGTGTAATCTTAGGAGTAGTCGTTGTATTAGACCAAGGAAGGATTGCGTTAGCAGTAGTCGTAGTATCCGTAGCGTATACGTAATTACGTAGCTCCTTAGTACCCTCAACCCAATGGTGACGTAGCTGATGCCACAACCTCCACTTATCTGCGATCTCTACAGCAAGGTTATCTGGATCGATAAGATTTTCAATATCAATAGTGTTCATTACCTACTCCCTGCTCTGAAACGGCTATTCGCCCAGACAATATTACTATCACGTTTCCTGTTAAGGTTACGAGTTGGACGCACAGCCATATCTACGGCAGATGCTAGAGCGTCGATAACGTCATCGTGCGGTGGGTTCCTACTAGATAGTTCATCCTCTAGGTACTGTGTGTTACCACCTCTGTAGTGCCACATCTGAAGGTTGTCATATCTAGGTTCTAGAACTGCAGCAATACGCTCTTGTTTATTACCTTGTTGTTTGTTAGGTCTGAACTCGTCAATGCTTAGTGCTAGACCATGTTCCTTAATTAACTCTTTTAGTTGTTTCACGATAGCCATCTGAGCAACAGTAACCTCTGCTCGTAGCTTACGGAATGACCACTTGTCGTGCATATCAAAGATGTGATCGAAGTACTCTGATATACGTTCTGTTCTAAACCTGTCGATGTCTAGAACGTAAACATTGTTATCTGCATCTACACCTACAAGAACTAAGGCAGTATAGTCAGCTTTCGCTCTCGTGCTAAACGCAAAGTCAATAGCAGCAAAGAGGTTTAGTTTATTACCTCTGTAGTACCAGAACCCGTTGTCTAAGACTACGTGCTTCCTATCGAAGTATTGTATCTTGTCTCTGCTTACAGGTACGTTATCTGGATCACTAGGATCGTTGTAGTACTGTGCTCTGAACTGACCTTTGTCAAGGTACTTACCACGTTTCTTAGCGAGTGTAGCTATATCGAACCCGAACCACTTACCATCTTTACGTTGTTGTTTAGGCCATAAGAACTCACCAGTACCGTCACCACGATTCTCTACAGGCTTCTCGAAGATTTCGTATATCTGATCTTCACCTGCCTGTTCACCCTGATCATCATAGAGAACTTCTTTCATCTCCATCAGATCATTGTACAAGTCCTTGGTGTGATACCGTGTACCTACTACCCACTCTTTAGCGTCAGCACCTTCGATAGATGAAAGCAATGAATACTGACTTGCTACCTTGTTACGGCCCTCTAGGGTAAGAGCATTCTCAGCTACAACTACGTCATCAAGTACAGCAATGTCACAGTGTAAACCTGTCAGTGATGTAGTCAAGCCACCTGTAAAGATACTAGGGTCACGGACGTTCTCTTGCTTACGTAGTGGATGATCTAAGCTGATCTCTGAGTTAGTCCACCGTGTACGCTTACCCTCTTCAGCGTAGATGTGTTCAGGCCAGTAACGTCTATAGATTTCTGAGGTAAGAATACCTTTAATGAAACTAAGCTGTTTCTCAGCGAGGTTTGCTGTAGCAGAGATATACAGGATACGTAGTGTAGGGTCTTTAGTTAGTTCCCATGCTACCCTGTAAGCAATAAGCCTTGACTTACCGTGGTCACGTGGAAAGAGAAGAAGCTGATAGTTACGTGCGTCCTCTCTTGTCCACCATTCTATGACCTCTTTATGGCAATCCCCTAAGACCTGTTGTGGGGCAACTAACTGAATAAAGAACTCTAGATCATTCTCAGCAGCTTGCCGTATCTGGTCTAATGCTTGCTTTGCCATGATATGTCCTTGCGGTTAAGGTGCTACAGGCCAATCGTCATCTGATAAATTAGGCCATCCGTCTAGATCAGTAATACCACGAAGCTCTTGACGATAGGTAGCCCAGGAAGTTTTTACTTCGTTAGTTAGAGGGCTGTCATTTACCTGTGTCCAATCACTGTCAGCTAGAAGTTTATTACGCTTTGTACGGTTGTTGTACGCAGCCTCTTCATCACGAGCAGCGATCTCGTCAGAACTTAGAGCATATGTAGAGTAAGAGATAACCCACTGACCATCTTCTAGTACAGGAGTTGTTGCTCGACTAAGACCGTGTGTTGACTCGTTATAAGCGGGACGAGCCTTAGTCTTAACAGGGTATACTCCGTAGTTTGCTAGAGTTGTTAGTGGAACGCTCTTAGGAAAAGAAGTGTTTGGGTTATCCTGTCGCAGCTTACCTACTGTGTATGGGTATTGTGCAACAGCACCGTCAACTATTTTTACATACATTGTTTAGTCCTTTCGCTTACGCAGTTCTGTATGTTAGTTTTGATTGTACGCTTCGTGTTCTTCTTTGAAGCGGTGCTTCATTATGTACGTTTCTGTAGGGCTGCTAACCTCCCTACTAGGATGCCACAGGGTTAAACCGTCACTGCCGAAAGTGAAGCAATAGTGGTAATAATCTGGCAGTGGGTAACTCTCTTTATCCAATGTTGCCGTAGAAATGTTCCAAGCAGTTGTGAGAGCATACTGATGAAGCGTACCATCAACAGTGCCTACACTGTCAGAAACAAACAACTTTTTACCATCAGGAGAAAACCGTATGCCGTAAGCATTAGACACCTCACTAGAAACATCTAATGTTCTATCCTCTGTGGCAGTTGAAGGGTTCCACGCAGTTGACAGAGTGTACTCATGGATTGTCTCGACGTGATCCAAGATATACATTTTTGTACCATCAGGGCTGAACTCAAGGCTTCTACTCTGTGTAATACCATCAACAGTATAGTCATAATCTTTAGAGGACTGTCGTGTAGCACCTTGGGGATGATAAGCTGTAGCTACAGTGTAAGCTCTCAGTTCGTCATAAGTATCCCCGATGATAAACAACTCAGTACCATCATCATTCCAAGAAAACCCACTTAGTCCTGTATCGTTGGGAGAAACAATATTCAAAGTGCCTACTCTGTCAGAGTTTGTACCACCGTCAGTTGTTAAATCGCTTCCATTAGGGTTTATGTCATTCAACAAAACAGCGTGATCTTCGGTGTTTAAATTCTGTAGAGTGTAAGCAGTATCAAGAGCAAACTTAATTGCATTTCCTTCACTGTTGCTTGTAAGTACAATGGAGTTTCCATCATCTACCCAACAGGCACCATAAGGATCATCCATATTAAGGTCACCACTTAGACTAAAGACCTGATTAGCACTATATGTTGAGATGCTATAAGGAGTAGTAGTTGTCCACTCTTCTATAGGGTCAGTAGTCGCAGGGCCGATTAAATAAAGTTTTGTACCGTCATCATTAAACAACAATGTTTTAGTTAAACTACTATTTGCAGTACTTACAGACAAACTATCTTGAGAAGTAATATCAGAACTTCCGTTTAGATCATAAGCAGAATCCAAGTGTATTTCGTAGATAGTGTCATTGTTTAAGTTTAACAAATACGCTTTTGAGCCATCGTTATTGAACTGCAATTTCTCAGGCTGTGTAGCTGATGCGTTGATAGCTGTAGGTGCATAAATTGCTTCAGTTAGTGTTAGTGATGAAATGTCATAGGCTGTGCTTGCTGAGTATTGATAGATGTAGTCTGATGTTTGCCATACAGTATAAAATATAGTACCGTCATCATTCCAAGCCATGCTATAAGCATTATCTGTTATATAATTCTCGTTTAGCCTAAATGTGTGTAGCTGATTAGGTTCAGAAAGTGTACCTTCTCTGACATCTGCTCTGTCAGTGTACCACATCTTTGTGCCATCAGGCGATATAATAATATCTCTGAAACGTGTATCTGGGGTTTGCCTGTTTACATTAGTCATCTCAAAAGACTGAAATGTATCAAATCTCTGATAAGCACTATCGGTAAACATAAGGGTAAGGTACTTACCGTCATGTGACCAACGCATATCTTCAATTATGTGATAAAGGTCTTGGCCTGACCATGCATTATAAGACCACCCGCCAATACCACGAACTCTTACTGGATCGTTTGTGGTGGAAGAAGAAAAGTACAAGTT